AATTATAGATTTCAGTGTAACGGGAACCGTCCCCAAGATATTTCTTGGCGATATTCCAAAGGCAATCACCGGATTTCACGGTGTAAGTGGTGGTTTTGGGGGCGTTGCTGGTTTCCCGTGGTGCCGGTTCCACCGTTGCCTTTGGGGGTTCGGTAGGTGTGGGGGCCGGTTTGATCGTGATTGTTTTGGTGCCGAAAGCCCTCCACTGTTTCAGCTTGATTGAAACAGTAATATCAAAGCCTTCCTTTGCATCATCAACAATCTGATAATCTTCAAGGCCCACCGTCAAATTGGTATAGAACAGCGCCCGCCCGTTGGGGCGGGTTCTGTTCAAGATCCATTGGAAAGATTGCTTGCCGGTTTTCAACCGTTCAAACAAATTCAGGTAGTATTGGGCGGATTGTGCGCCGCCGTTGGTGAAGGGATAAGATACTTGGGGAAGCACCAAATCAAAGGAAACATCCGTCAAACCGGCTTCCTTCAGAATGTTGATTTCTTCCCCGTTGATCAGGGTCAGGGTTTCATTCTGACTATTCACCTTCACCTTCACCTTGGAAGGGGTGATGGGCATAAGCGCTCCGGCAATATACATTTTGTAAGCCATTATTCATGCACCCCTTCCTCGGAAATATCCAGCTTTTCAGCAAAATCAGTGGCCCAAATATCCATGATTCCATCCACATCAACATCCTTGCTGATATGGTTTTCATTGTGCTGTTCCACATGGATTTCAGCAGTAGTGTACCGGTTGATTGCTTCACGCTCTGCAATATCCTTCATGTATGCCAAATCTTCTTCAGCATAGTTCAGGGCATCAGCAGAAGCCGCCGTATTTGCGGCGGTATCACCGGTGTTGCCATAGATACCATCAAGGGTAGTGCCAAGATCAAAGGCATCAGAAGCCCCCATACTATCCATGGCGGAAAAGTCGAACATACCGGAAACGCTATCTTCAATACCGGCACCGAAATTGTAACCGGCATCCCAAGCGGCCCCGTATTCAAAGCGGCCAAGTTTCATATCATCGGCGTTCAGTTTCGCCATGATTTCTTCACCCTGACCAAAGGTATCATCAACCCAACCACCAAGGGAATCACGCCATCCCTGAACCGCACCGGAAAGGTTGGAACCAAAGATAGCATCAATGGCGGAAGCAAGGGCCTGAAGGATACCAAGCACCGTATCAGCCAAGCCAAAGAACAGGCGGCACACCGCCCCAATGGGATCAGTGAATACATTGCCAATGAAGTTGGCAACCTCGGCCACAAGGTTATAGATCAGAACAAACACATCCACAACCAAGTTCCACAGGGCCACGAAGATGTTTCCGATGAAGGCAAGCGCCGCCATGAAAGCACCACAGATAATGCCGGTGGCGGAAACGCTGGTTCCAGCAAATTTGTTCACCGCCGCAACCGCCGCATAGAACAGGGCGATCAGCATAATAATCAGCATAATGATCCATACGATGGGGCAAGCATACATAGCGGCGTTCAAGCCCCATTGGGCCGCTGTTTCGGCCATGGTCGCACCGGTCAGCAAGGAATAAATGGGAACGGCAACCGTCTTGGCCGCTGTTGCAATTCCGGTGGCAATAGCCGCACCCTTGGTGGCAACCTCATAGGCCAGCAAAGCCGCCGTTGCACCCCATACAATGGGGCTGATCCAACTCCAATTATCAACCACAGCGGAAGCAACGGCAATCAGCACATCCAAAACCACCGTGGCGATTTGGGCAATACCGGCAAGGCCGTTGATCAGGCCATCCGTTACCGTCTGGAACTTGGCACTGTTGCCGATCTCATTGATCTTGTTCAGGATCGGGGCGAAGATGGAAAGCGCCTTGTTCTGCATGGAAGTCCAGATTTGGCCCCAAGTCTTGGGCATATTCTCAAACTTGGTTTCAATATCATCAGCCGCCGCAAACATGGCGTTCTTCACAATATCGGCGGTAATTTGTCCGTCAGCCGCCATGGTTCGGATCTTGCCAATGGGAACATCCAGATAATCAGCGATATTCTGAACGATGTTGGGGGCCTGTTCAAAGATTGCGTTCAGTTCTTCACCACGCAACACACCGGAAGCCATGGCTTGGGTAAGCTGAAGCATTGCGGCGGATTGCTCTTGGGCGCTTGCGCCGCCAAGCACGAAGGATTTATTGACCAATTCAGAAAAGGCAATCACTTCATCCATTCCGGTAAAGGAATCCTTGGCGTTGTTACCCAACTTGGCAACAGCGGCGGCGGTGTCCATGTAATAGGATCGGGAACGCTGGGCGGAAGCCATGATCTTTTTTTCCAGTTCCGCAACGCTTCCACCATCATCAAATTGGATCAGCGCATTGTTCAGGCGGGAATTGGTTTGGGTCAGATCATCAGAAATGTTCAAAACCTTTTTAATTCCCGCAATACCACCAACCGTGGCGGCAACACCCTTCAATTTTCGCCAAAGTCCATCAGCGGCGGAAGTTCCGCCCCTAATGTGATCATTAAACCGCTGTTGCTGGTTATCGGCATCCCTGATACTTTGTTCGATACCATCAAAGGCGGTTTCAGCCCTTGCCAGTTGTTCACGGGCTTCCTGAATGGCGCTGGTATCAACCGCATTACCGGAAGTGCTTTGCATGGTTTCAAAGCTGTTGATCACAATGTTCATGGCCCGGTGCATACTCTGAAGGGGGGAAGTTACACCGTCATACAATGCGATTGCGGTTCTGATCGTAGCCAAATAGGTTCACCACCTTTCAAAAAAGTACCGGGGGAAATTACTTGTGTTTCCCCCGGCGCTGTTTGCGTTCTATTTCTTTTTGCTTTTTCTTTTCGCTCTCAATCCGAACTTCAATGGAAGCGATCACAAAAGCCCGTTCTTTTCGGTCAAGGGCGAAAAACTCATGGGGAAGAATGTGAAGTTCCTGAAGGCAATAGTGGGCTATGTTCGCTTCACCATCACCTTCAGTAATTAGTTTTTTGCGGTATCAACATCTTCCTGAAGGGTAGTATCAAAACCACACACTTCCTGAACCTTGCTGATATATTCGGCGTATTCGCCGGGGGTCAGCATGGTTTTCAACAGGGCTTCAGCACCCATGACCTTGTAGCTGTCCTGAAGTTCCTTGTTGTTCAGATCGGGGAACACGGTACAGGCAACAGCCAGCTTGCCAAGGTACTGATCATAGTCAGTTTCCTTCTGATACTGATTCTTCTTGCCGGGGATGGGAACACGCTTGGCGCAGGATTTGCGAAGGGCTTCATCTTCAGTGCCGGTGATGGTCTTGATCTCCCAAGGGATGGGGTTGCCTTCACCATCCAAGAAGCGCTTGGAAACCACGAACTTGATATTCTCAACCTGAACGGCATTTTCAGCCAGAAAACCGGAAAGGGTCATACTCATGTTAAAATTCCTCCTATTTTTTGAAGTGAAACAAGAAAAACCCCGCCCACACTTTCAAAATGGGCGGGGTTTTGTCAGTGTTTATTCCATTCCTTCCAGAACCTTGAAGGTTTCGGGCATCTCGAAATCCTCAAAGGTGAAATCCATATCTTCATCCAAGTATTCCGCATCAGCATCAAACTTGGCAAGGATTCCGCCATCAATGTTACAATCCTTCAGGATCACGGTCTGACGGCCAACAGAAGAAGTGGGATCTTCATTGGTCACCTGAATGTCAAAGTAAACATCCTCGCCGGTGTCCTTGAACTGCTTCATCATTTCACGGAAGATGGAAGTGTTGTAATGGAAGGTTGCGTTGCCTTCACCTTCCCAACCGGTGGCCTTGTTGCCCTTACCGGTCTTACCAAGGATGGGAACCTTGGATTTGGTCTTGTTGAAATTCGCTTCCAGATTGATAGCTTGCATGAAGTTGTAACGGCGATCACCGATGGTCACAAAACATTCAGCCAAGGAAGCGGAAACGGTATCTTTTGCGTGCATAACAGTAGCCATGATTTACACCCCTTTCTTACTGCACATAGACAGTCATGTAAAGCTGGGCCATGGCGTTGACGGGGGTAACATAGTCAGTTACCACAACCGCCTTCTTGGTATCGCCTTGGGCAACAGTTACATCTTCTGCCTTGAAGTTCTCAATGGCTCTGATATTCTGAAGTTCGGTGTGGTGCTTCACAATATCATTCCACAGGCTGATCCGCCCGGAAGCATCATTGGGAACCTTGCCAATGTATTTCTTTGCGAACAACACCGCAATATCATTGGCAATCTGATCCAGAACACGGATGGTCTGATTGCTGGAAAAGTCGGCGGATTTTTCATCCGTCACGGAAATGAAGGTGTTAATATCCTCCAGAACCACAACTTCACCATCAACCAAGTGGAACATGAAGGAACCTTCCTTGATACCGTTTTCAAGCTGGGTTTGGGTGTAATCGGTATCAACGGAATATTCACCGTCATAATCCATGTTGGTTGCAGACTTGTTGACAGCAGTACCGGCGATCACGCCAGTAACCCAAGGGATCAGGGCGGCGCTTTCCTTATCGTCCACAAGGCCGTTCTTCACGCTCACCACGCCTTCAAAATCGGCCAGATTGCGGAAAACAACACACTGGAACTTCTTGCCCACATCATCACGCATACGCTTACAGAAGGAAGCGAACAGGCCCTTCACCACATCATTAGTGGCAATGCAACCCATAGCGTTGTAGGTGTAGGCTTCAGCCTGATCCAAATAGGTCTGATATGCCGCATCTTCCAAATTGCCGTTGGCACCGTTGGTCAAAGGCATGGAAGCGGTCAGGGCCAGAACAGCTTCAGCGTTCCAATCCACATAATCATTGGCCTTCAGATCAGCCATAGTGGAAACACCTTCCTGAAGATCCACCTGAAGGGTGTCAAGATAGGTGCTTACATCGTACAGGGGCTTTTCCTCGGTGCTGTTTTCATTGGCTTCAATGACAACACGCAGAGAATTACCACGAATACCGGGATATTTGGCGGTTGCAAAAGTGTTGGCCGCCTTGGTGCCGCCAGTGTTCAGACGGAAGAAATGAACCGTCTTGGCGTGCTTGAAGATTTCACGCATGGGCTTCAGGGCATCGGCGGTGTAGGCATAGCCGAAAATCTTCTGACTATCCTTCAGGAATTCCGCCAGTTCCACAGTGAAAATCTTACCTTCAACACCCCAATCCATATCAAGGGCAATGGTAGCAATGCCACGATCAGACAGGGTAGCGCTTGCATTGGCAACAGAAATGAAGTTCATGTAAGCGCCGGGAAGGATTTTGTTTTGGGTCAAAAAAGTACCTCCACCCAAGGCCATATTATTTCACCTTACCTTTCTTGAAGAAATCATTGATCAGGCCATCAACCTGATCCAAAGTGTAGGTTTTGCCATCCGTCAACAGAACGGAAAGCAGATCACGCCGGTTGGCGTAACGCTTCAGGGTCAAAACCTTCTGTTTACTGAAAACCACCGGGTTTGCGGCCACAGTAGGGGCCTTTTCCGTAGGTTTCTTTTTGCTGGTAGCCATAAATTATCACCCTTCCTGTGTACCAACATCCATTTCCAATGTTTCCATGGTGGGGATCTCATAAGGTTTGATTTGCGTGTGGTTGAAGTTCACGAAGAAATGAAGAACATCATCCACAATTTCATAGTTGATCCCGGTGGAACGCAGAATCACACCGCTGGGAAGGGTGATGTACTCCAAACATTCCATCAACTGTTCCGCAACGGTCAGCATTTCGGCGTTATTTCCGGGGGCGCTTGGGTGATACAGAAGATCGAAAGGATTCCGCTTCAAAGAACGCCGCCCAAGCAACGGGGATAGTTCCGGTTTCAGGATTTGAATGAAGAAACAGGGTTCTTTCAAACCCTGTTCAACATCGTTCTGATAGATTTTATATCCATCCCCGAAGGTGGCGTTCAGCTTCATGGAAATCCCTTTGATGATTTCATTCAGCATCAAAATACCTCCTTCAAGCATTGATATAGCGCCCTTTGCAACAGGGCCGGGGCCATAGTTTCCACTTCCTGAACGGAAATGGTCATCATAAAGCGGCCCTTCACCCAACTTGCCTTCAGGCTCTTTCCAAGGGCGGGAACATAGCGCCCCGGTGTTTGTCGGTGTCCATACTCCACATAGGAAGCATATTCAGTGGGGTTCAGCACAGTAATGATGTACTGATCACCTTGCTTTTCAATGGGAAGGATTTCCCACGCATCCCGCAAGGTGCCGCCCTGATACCCTGACCAATACTGATCCAGAATGGCACCGTTACGGGTCAGGAAGGTTTTGCTTTTCCCGCTTGCACCCTGAACCTTTTGGGTTTTGGGGCC